ATATTAAACCAGTCGTAAACAACATATTCTTCTATTTTTTCCTCGGCGGGGACGCCCCCCACCAAATCCATATCATAAATATATAACTTCTCGAAAGAAATTTTAATGAGTCTATAAAATTCAGTGGTAATCTTCGCTACACTATTTTCAATACGGATCTGCTCTATATCCGAGGGAATCGGAAGTAGCCCGCGCATCCCCAATTCAAATGTTAAATAATGCCACTCATCATAAAGGATTTTATGTTCTACAGAGTTAAGTGGGACGTCGCCATTGATCAAAAGCATTGCATTTTGCATTTTAGCAAGCCGAAGGGCTTCCAGACTATGCCCAATCACAAGCTTTTTTGTGAGAAGGTGGGCTGTTTCTAAGATAAAACCCCCATCACATAATTTTCTTTAACCACTGTAAAAGTCTCCCCGCCGTGCTCAATATCGCGAAGCATCTGAGCTTCTACAACAAGGAGCGAGCCACGCATCCATGGCGCCTCTGGGGAGGACCGAAGAACCCTTACTGCGGCAAAGGGTGTTTCGGCTGGCCGATAATCCTGTGGCAAGAGGATTCCGCTTTCTTCTGTTTGTTTGTCTTCTACCACCTCTACATAAAGGTAGTTATTAACTGGGGTAAATTTCATTTGTTCTCCAAATCTTCTATGGCTGCTTTGATGGCTTCTTCCGCCAGTACAGAGCAGTGTATCTTTACAGGAGGTAAACATAGTTCCTCCACGATGTCTGTATTTTTTATTGCTGAGGCTTCTTTTAGGGTTTTGCCTTTAATCCATTCCGTCGCTAACGATGAAGCCGCAATGGCCGATCCACACCCAAAGGTTTTAAACTTGGCATCGCAGATACACCCCTCGTCATCTACTTTAATTTGAAGCTTCATTACGTCTCCACATTCCGGGGCGCCCACGATTCCTGTTCCAACCCTCTGGTCATCCTTATTCAACGACCCGATGTTTCTCGGATTCTCGAAATGATCAATAACTTTTTTAGAATATGCCATAATTTTCTCTGTTAACTAAACGAGGACCCACATCCGCAAGTAGTGTTCGCCGACGGGTTATTAAAGACAAACCCCTCTTGCTGCAGAGTGGCCACATAATCTACGGTAGTATCCTTTAAAATTCCAGCACTCATGGGATCAATATATATCTTTACAGCCGGGATGTCAAGCAAAATATCTTCTTCGTCTGGCTCTTCTGTCTCTATATTCAAACAATATGACATACCCGAGCAGCCCCCTCCCTGGACCGCAATTCTGACAACTTCATCGCTTTCTAAAACCTTGATTATACGCTTTGTTGCTTTATCTGTAAACTGTATCATATATTATTTAGCTACCCGCACTTTGCATAGCCACAGGCTTTGCAAGTTATGCACCCCTCCATATATACAAGCCCCTCTGCTTTACAGTCGGAACAAATCTTTTCAGAAGCGTTAGCTCCATTGGTAATATATCCCTTCAAAACTCTAGAGACGCCCTTGGCAAAGCTAAATAGATCGGCATCGCGATCCTTTTGTAATTGCTCTACTACATACTGAATATTTGCTCCGGTCCGTAGTGCTAGCGAGATCATTCTAGTGAATGCTGAGTGATTGGGGTTGTCAAACGCTTTGACCAAATCTTTTACTATTACTGTATCTCCATTTGTTCCGATCTGTAAGTCATAAACAGCATTCATTGTTTTTCTTGGATGTTTAACCAAAGTGCCCTCGGCTTGGGCACGGGGAATTTCAATAAGATTAGAAAGACCCCCCATAACTTCATATGGCTTTCCGTCCATCAATCCGACCATGATTACCCACTTCTCTCCTTGTATGGTGGTATGGTGGATATTACAAGGAAGCTCTAAAGGACGCTTGGGGGCCGGGTGGTGAGGAAACCTTTCTTTCCCCTTTTCTATCAACACGCCGCTTCGAGATCCCTCTACATATACAGTAATCCCTTTAAGGCCCAGCTTCCATCCCTTGAAATATATATCTCCCACCACGTTCGGAGGGGTCCCTAGGGGCAGATTTATGGTAGAGCTAATAGAGTGATCGATGCTTTGTTGTATAAGCGCCTGGGCCTCGATGCGTTTGGTCCAGTCGATATCCCCCGATTCTACAAAAAACTTAGGAAGCACATCGTCCCCAAAAAGATCTAAATATTCGCGCGCGTTATGGTGAAATACTTTATATTCTAGCCACTTATCCCCCAACTCGTCAATATAATCTGCTTCTAAATCTTGTTCATTGTGAGAAAGTTTGCGCCGGCGCACATATGCGTTTCGATAGACCGGCTCCAGCCCCGAGGAGGTCTGGGACATTATAGAGACCGACCCTGTGGGTGCATTAGTTAGTATGGATATGTTGCGACGTCCAAAAGTCTCAATTTTTTCAGACAGATTTTTTGGGAGCCTTTTGATATATGAGTTTTCTTTCTCTTTTGACCAATCGAATACCGGAAATGCCCCTCGCTCCTGCGCCAGATACACGCTTTCCAAATAAGCCGTGTCGCGAATCGTTTCATAAATCTTCTCGATTAATTGTAACCCCTCTTCAGAATCATAGGCAAGTCGAAGCCGCGCAAGTGCATCTGCCAAGCCATGGGTTCCGAGGCCCGTGCGTCGTCCATTGGCGCAAGCTGTATGTAGGTTATCCCACAATTCTTTCTCGCTTGGGGTGTCGCAGGCGCCCTTAATTCTCTCCAACTTTTCCAGTTCCAATTCTACTAGATCATCAGAGAGACGCATCCCTACAGACACTATCTCTTTAAGTTTATTAAAATCGAAGACTGCTTTTTCACTGAAAGGGTTGCGTACTAGGTGCTTAAGATTAAGAGAGACAAGACGGCAGCTGTCGTATGCAGAAAGAGGAATTTCTCCGCACGGATTGGTGGTTATAGTCTGGAATCCTTCGTCTCTGTAGCATTCAGCCGGCAAATTATTTATAATATTATCCCACATTAACAGACCTGGCTCCGCTGTTAATGTGGCCGACTCCACTATCTTGTTCCATAAACTTTGCGCATCAATCGTTGTGGTGTGTGTCGGGTCTGCCGAATCCACCGGAAACTGCAACGTAAACGATTCATTATTTTCAACTGCCTCCATAAAGCTGTCGCTTATCTTCACTGATACATTGGCCCCCGTAACCTTTGTTAAATCGCGCTTCATGGTTATAAATTTTTCGATATCCGGGTGTCGTATATCCATCGATATCATCAATGCGCCGCGGCGTCCGTTCTGTCCGATCATTCGACACACATACGAATAAAAATCAGCGAAGGACCATGCGCCTGTCGTAGTTCTAGCTGAGTTGTTTACTGAGGCGTTTTCGGGGCGCAGCTTAGATATGTCAAGCCCAACACCGCACCGACGCTTAAATAAATTAGCAAGATGCTTGCCGGCGTCAACGATAGAGCTGATGTTATCGGCTGGTGAATCAACAACGACACAGTTGGATAAAGATACATTAACATGATTATTTCCTATTCCCATCATGGGCGAGCCTTGGGGAACAATGTATTTAAAATCCTTAAAGAAAGAATAGATTTCATTTTCAGTAAGATAGGAGTTTTTGCCTGCTTCGAACTTATCCTCTATTCGCGCAAATTCTGCGGCAAGACGTTTGTGCATATCGTCAGGCGTTTTCTCCAAAAAGTTTCCGTCCTTGTCTCGTAAGCAATATTTACTTATAAAAACATTCGTGGCTAGCTCGTCCTCTTTAAAATATTCTAATGTTGCCCCGCGTACTTCTTCTTCTGTATACATTTATCTGCTCCCGTCCTTAAATTTCTTATATTTCTCAGCCAATTTTTGTTTTTGTGCGTGCGGGGTTACTTCTATTTCTTCCTCGGCACTTGGCTCCAGCACCCTGATAGAGACGGTACTCGTATCCATAAAGAGAGGATATATTATACCATCAGGACCGTTGCGATTTTTAGCAATAAATACTCTTCCTGTATTTGCTAGCTTGTCGTCGGTAGTTCGAGAAATACTAAATATAAAATCCGATACAAAACATTTATTGAAGGCTTCAGAAATAGATTCCATAGTTATGACCTCGGCGTTGAGGCCTGATCGGTTGGTCTGGGATGCAGTCCATACAGGACATTTATATTCTTGTGCCAGGCCGCGAAGCTCTTCGTAGATAGATTCGAGTTCATTACGCTTCTCTCTCTGAGCGGTGACAGGCCGCAGGAGATCCGCATAGTCTACTATAATCATGTCGATGGGAACGTCCTTCATGCGCAAACGCTCTAGGTGCGTTTTAAGTGTATGGGTTGATGCCGACTTGGTAGGATACTCTTTAATGATCAGGCGCCCCTCAATGTCTTGTACCTCTTCATAAATCTTTTCTTTAAACGTCATCAGATCGCCCAATTCAATGCGTGTTAGGCAGCTATCATACCGAGAGCCCACCACCGTATCTTGTAGCTCTAGCGTGTAATGAACCACCGTCTTTCCTTCTTTAAGAGCCTGGGTGCCTAAGTGGACAAGGGCCATGGACTTGCCTGCGCCCGTAGGGGCTATCACGACGCCGAGTTCCTTTTGTCCGAGGCCCCCCTGACAGATATCGTCTATGAGGGGCCAGCCCGTAGTAACCGGGTTCCTAAATCGAGGCTTAAAGCGCTCTTCGAAGTCCTTCTTCCAGTCATAGCCCCCGCTATTGTCGGCGCCGAGCTTGAGTGATTCGTTAATTACGACTGCGATCTCATCGAACGATGAACTCTGCAAGAGTCCAATAGACTTAATCATCGCTGACTTTAGATTTTGTTTGCGACAAAAATCCAGAGCGGTGTCTTTAATAAACTCCTGATTTTCTAAGCGCGCTGACATAACGCGCGCGTAATATTCCCTAACTTGCTGCTGCGTCATTTCATTTTCATCATCAATGCCTGAACGCAAAATAGTGCCGAGGATTTGGCGTGAGGGGTGAACCCCGTACTTTTGTCGGTACTCAAATATTACTTTAGTGAAGAGTTTTAAATACCGAAGCTCCAAAAAATTAATATCTAGCACTTCTTCTATCTGATCGGCGAAAGGGCGGTCATCAAGAATAACCATACACAATTGCTCTTGAAATGATTTGCCATAGCGAGAAAAGGTAACCTTCTCTTTTGATTCCATGTTCGCCTCTCTCTAATTCTACTGGTTTTGCAACGCTTTGTCAATAACAAACCGATTCATTGTGGCAAATAGATCGTCCCAGTTAAAAACCCCGAAACCATCTTCATTCATCATTTTAATGAATTCAGTTCTATTGAATTCGTATCCCAAATTATCAAACACATAGTCAACCTTCTGTCTACTTTGTCGAGAGAGGTTGGGATCGTATAGCTGCATCAACTTGTAGTTCCTTATAATTAGGTTTTGGTTCTCGATTACGCGATCAAAAAATACCACTTTGCTGTCTACTTTCTCGCAAAAATCTATAACCTCTTGAAATGAATACTCTTTGTCCTCAAATAAAAATGGTAATCTTTTTTTCAC